TCTGGTCGCAGGTCAGGTCGCAGGTCTGGTCGCAGGTCGGGTCGCAGGTCGAGTCGCAGGTCAGGTCGCAGGTCGAGTCGCAGGTCTGGTCGCAGGTCGAGTCGCAGGTCTGGTCGCAGGTCGGGTCGCAGGTCGGGTCGCAGGTCAGGTCGGCTCTCTACAACTCCCGCGGTGGCGCTTTCTGGGCCAGCTGGATTGCGTATGTCGCCTTCATGCGCGACGTGCTCGGCTGGAGCGATCCCGTTCTCGAAAGATTCGAGATCGACGAACAACTGTCGAAGTCATGCGGTTGGGTCTGGTGGCACGAAAACGTGCTCGCTATCAGCGACCGTCCAAGCGTAGTCAATCGCGACGATCAGGGGCGCCTGCATTGCGCAGACGGTCCAGCAATCGCGTATCGCGACGGTTGGGCTATCCATGCTGTGCATGGTGTCATCGTTCCATCCGACATTATTGAGAATCCGAAGAGCATCACGACCGAACATATTACGGCTGAGAGCAATGCCGAACTTCGGCGCGTGATGATTGAGCGCTATGGCGCGATCCGCTATCTGCTCGACACCGACGCCAAGATCATCCACCGAGATTCGGTTGGCCTCTTGTACCGCAAAGAGGTAACTGACGACGAACCGATCGTCATGGTGCGCGTGCTCAATTCGACGCCGGAGCCCGACGGCGTGATGTCGCGCGAAGAAGCTATCGCAGCCTTCGGCGATGCCGCAGGTGCGGCAGTCCGCGCTCCGTCAGATGCGCGCTTCAAGGAATATATGATCAGGGTGCCCCCGACCATGCGCACGGCGCACGAGGCCGTTGCATGGACGTTCGGGGAAACCGCTGAGACGTATAAGCCTGTTCTGGAGACGTGATGCTGTGATCTACATCTATCTCATCGGCATCATTCTCGCGCTGGCTCTGACGCTCGTCGGTGTACTGAACGGCTCGACCATGACTGCGTGGGACCGCACGGCTTCGCGCTGGTATCAGGTTCTCTTCATCATCGCGATTGCGGCGGCATGGCCTGTCTTCGTCGGGATGTGGCTGCGCAATAGCCTATTGCAAGCGATCGAGAAATTGCGTGCGCGGGGGAAGCGGACGTGAACTTTGCGGCTACTTATTTCATATGCGCATGGATCGCATGCGCATTCATTGGCGCATCCGTTGCCCAAACTGAAGGCGCGCAGGAGGCTGTCAAATCTTTGCCTGGATTCGTCGGTTGTTTCGCGGTGGTGCTGGCGCTTTCTTCTATGTGGCCGATTATGATCCCACTGATCATCATAATTAGAACTGTCTATTGGGCGAAACGAGCCTAAGCCGGACAGAGGGGCGTGACCAACACCACGCGGCGTCGAGCTATTGGGACGAATCCGAACGAGATCGTGCTATCACCGTCGACGAATCACTTCAAGCTGTAGCGGGCAGATGTGGCGCTCGTCATCCAGCGAGAACCTGCATGCGATCGGCAAGCAAGGCGATCTGTTTTTCGCAACGGCGAAAACGGATGTGGACGAGACCGTTGACGAAACGGCATAGACACGCGCAACAATCACACGCCGGGACAAGCGCCCTCTACGGATTGGCGTTTGCCTTGCCTGGTAATCAGGGCTAACCGGCGCATCTCTACCAGGGAGAGCCCCATGCCATCCAAGAAACGCCGGCTCCCGGTCGATCCGGACGCTACCGCTTTCGATAACCAAAGCCATCTCGTCAACCTCGCAGCGCGACTCGCGGATCTTGCTTTCTCCGGCAACCGCGCGGAGTACGAGGCCGAGGTGCAAGAGGCCAATCGTCACTTGAGCCGTGCCGAGGTCGGCTTCGTCCTCGGCTATATTGCCTGCGCCAACGCACCGCCCGACGACGCGCCCGGCGTGTTCGCCGCGGCGGTGCCGTCGTGACGATCGAGGTCGCGAAACTTCTTGCCGATCGCGCCGAGGATGTGTGCCGCTACCTCCTTCCGAATGGTCATCGCAAAGGCCGCGAATGGAAAGCCGGCAGCGTGGACGGCGAAGCAGGCGACAGTCTCGGTGTCGTGCTCGCCGGCGACAAAGCCGGGGTCTGGGCCGACTTTGCAGCCGGCGAATCCGGCGATCTGATCGGTCTCTGGCAACAGACGCGCCGCGTCGACGTCGCGACTGCCTTTCGAGAGGCCGAAGACTGGCTCGGCATTGAGCCCCGCACGAACGGCCATGCTAGGCCGCGCGTGGCGATCCCAGCGCCTTCCCATGTCCACCCGCAGCTCGGCGCTCCGTCGCGCACATGGGCCTATACAGACGCCTACGGCGGCATCCTCGGCTACGTCAATCGCTACGACCCTCCCGGAAGCCGCAAGGAACTCCGGCCTCAGACCTTCCGCGATGGCGCGTGGACGTGGAAAGGGTTCGACGAGCCGCGGCCGTTATACGGGCTCGAGCGGCTGGCCGCTCGTCCTGACGCGCCAGTGCTCGTCGTCGAGGGCGAGAAGGCCGCCGACGCCGCGCAGGAACTCCTGCCGGGGATGGTAGCCGTCACCTGGAGCGGCGGTGCGCAGGCGATCGGCAAAGCGGATCTGGCGCCGCTGCGCGGGCGCGTGTTGAAACTCTGGCCGGACGCCGACGCGCCGGGCATCGAGGCCATGCGCAAGCTCGCGGAGCGGCTCGACCAGCCATGCCGAATCATTGACGTCGAAGGCATGTCAGAAGCCTGGGACGCGGCGGATGCGCTCGCCGACGGCTGGGATAGCGCGCGGGTGCAGGCGTGGGCTAAGCCGCGCATGACGGAATGGTTTCCGGAGCCGAAACAAGAGCTTGAAATAGAGGTTCCACATGAAACCATCGACCTCGTGTCAGCGTACGCCCCAGACATGATCGAGGAGCACCCGGAGCCGACGAACCTTTTCGACAAGGCACCATTGCCGAAGCTTGAGCCACGGATGCTGCCGCCTTCGCTTTCAAACTTCATCTTCGACCAGTCCCAAATCATCGGCAGCGATCCGTGCATTCTCGCGATCTCAGCACTAGTGGCGTGCGCCGCGGTGACGAGCGATAGCCTGAAGCTGCAGCCCAAGCAATTCGAGACGGGGTGGAAAGAATGCGCGCGCCTCTGGGGCGCCTTTGTCGGCGACCCGAGCGTGAAGAAGACACCCCCGCTGAATCGCGCGACCTCGCACTTGCGCCGCCTCGATCTCCAGTTTGCCGAGGCTGGCGAGGAGGCCGTGCGCCGCTACAAGATCGCAAAGCGGGTCTACGACGCTCAGGAAAAACGCTACATTGATGCCAGCGCCAAAAACCAACATCCGCAGCCATTGCCCGACCCGCCCGAGCGGCCGGCCATTCGGCGCCTGATCGTGCAGGATGCGACGATCGAGGCTGTTGCCGATGTTCTCTCCGACAATCCGCAGGGTGTCCTCGTCCTCTTTGACGAGCTCTCCGGTTTCTTCGGCAGCATGGACGCCTATCGCGCGCAGGAAGGCAAGGATCGGAGTTTCTGGCTGGAGTCCTACAACGGCGGCCCGCGTCGAATCGATCGCATCAGACGCGAGGCGCGCAGTGTGCCGAATCTCAGCACTTGCATTCTCGGCGGCATCCAGCCGGCCGCCATCCGCGACAAGGCCAAGGGCATGGTCGAGGATGGGCTGCTGCAGCGCTTCATGATCGTCGTCGCCGAATCGGGCGACGCCGTCGGCGAGGATCGACGGCAGGACATCGAGGCCGCCGCCACATACCGAGCGATTCTGGACTGGCTATCAACCTGCGAAGGTGATCCCGAGCACCCGCTTGAGTTCGACGCCGGAGCGCGCGAGGTATTGCGCAGGATCGAGCTGCAACTGCATGAATTTACACGGCTCGATCGATTGCCGATGCGTATGCGCTACCAGCTTGGAAAGTGGTCAGGCCTATTCTGCCGGCTCTGCCTGACCTATCACGCCATTGCCTGCGCGGCCCTTGGCGAGCCCGTTAACGGCCAGATCAATACCTTCACCGCCGAGCGCGTCGAATCGTTGCTGTTCGAGTTTTTGTTCTGGCATCTCAAGCACTTCTACGAGGACATTCTCGGCGATTCGACCGGTGAGATTGATCTCATGCACAAGGTCGCGCGATGGCTCATTGCTGCGGCGCCGGCCCGCTTCACAAACTGGCATATCGCCAAGGGCGTCAGCGCCTGGCGCAACGCCGGATGGACCACGCGCCGCGCCATCATGGATAGGCTCGACGTCTGCGGATGGGTCGAGCAGGCGCCGCGCGGTAGGGGCTCGACGAACCTCGCCTGGAACCTGAACCCGAGAGTCCATGAATCGTTTGGACACCTGGCTGAAGCTGAACAGAAACGGAGGGAACAGGCACGCGAGGCCATCATGGGGTCGGCCGACGACAAGCGAGAACAGGCCGAATATGAATGATTGATAAATGCGACCGCCCCGTAGCGCCCTTGTTGCATGCGCGAGTCAGTCAGTCATCTCATTCTCATCTCTTCCTCACGCAACAAGGGCGACACAGGGCGGTCAAATTCAGGAACCATTTATGAAAGTGAATCCGCTCTATCGCCAGCATCACCGTGCCGTTCATGCCCGTGCCTATGCGTTGGCACTGCTCGGCGGTAAACACGCACCGGGATTAGACCCTTGACAGGAGCCCCATCGATAACGCACAACCCGAGCATGACCGACGAGCAGATCGAACGCGCCCTCCTCGCTGCCGAATCGATCGCGCATTCGTTTGCCATCATTGCGATGGTGCTGATGCGCGAAGACGAGGCCGAAGCGAGGCCGAAGAACCCGTTGGCGACCCTGGACGACGAGCCCGAACTGTGAAGGCCCACGAGTACCATCACCTGTACAACACCCGGGAATGGCGTAGAAGGCGCTCAGCGTGTCTACAGCGCGATCCTGTCTGTACCCTATGCCACCGTAGCCCCTCGACACGCGCGGACCATGTAGAGCCGCACAGGGGCAATGAGAGGCTATTCAGAGAGGGTCTGTTGCAAGGGGTCTGCGAGCACTGCCACAATTCGGTGAAACAGCGGCTCGAAAAGTCAGGGACCATCGCAGGGTGCGACGTTCAAGGACTACCCCTCGACGGGCGCTGGAGCCCGGTCGCAGAAAGTTCTGGACAAAGGGGGGTATCTTCGGCTAAAGATGTCGATCATCTGTAAACCGGCTGCGATCGTTTCCTCACAAAACGGGCAAACGATACCAAACGCAAACCAGTCCCCAGTTCAGTAATGCTGCCAGGCCGCCCCAGGATGTCCGAGGAACAACGCGAGGCTCGCGCGTCGTTGGCGGACAAGCGCAAGGATCGGGTACGCACTGGGCGGGACAAATCCAGCGCGCTGCCGAAGCGCAATTATCGCGATCCCGGTATGCCGATGGACATGACGGAGTCCGAGCAACGTCACTGGCATGTGTTTGCTGGATTGTTGCGGGATCGGGGGCAGCTCGCGGTAGACTCGGGGCCTAGTCTGCGAAAGATGGCCGAGGTCGCAGCCGAAGAGGAGAGGCTGAATCTCGATGTGCGCGAACACGGAATGGTCATCACGTTGTACGAACACGAAGATCCTGCGGACGCGAGTTCGCGCATGGTGGCCTTTCAACAGACAATCCGCGCCGAGTACAAGCTCCTCCGGGAAGCGCGCCGCGAATACCAGCGATGGCTCTGCCATTTCGGACTGACCGATGCCACTCGCGGAAAAGTCTCCGCCAATCCGACGGCCGCCACCGACCCCACCGACGAATTCCTCAACGGCTGAGGACCATGCGGTATCGCGATATGCGCGGGACATTGCCGCGGGATCCATTGTTGCGGGTCCGCATGTCCGAGCAGCCTGCGCGCGCCATCTGCGCGATTTAGAATCGGCGCCCGCGCGAGGCTTGACCTTCGATGTAGAAAAGGCCGATTACGCGCTTCGATTCTTCCCAACGGTTTTGCGCCTGAATGGCGGCCAATTTGAAGGGCAGCCGTTCTATCTGCATCCCTCCCAAATATTCATCGTGGGCTCACTGTTCGGATGGGTGCGTGCCGACGGTACACGGCGCTTTCGTCTCGCCTATATCGAGGAAGGCAAAGGGAACGGGAAGAGTCCGCTCGTAGCCGGCATCGGGCTCATGGGCATGGTCGCAGATCATGAGCCTCGCGCAGAAATCTATGCCGCAGCGACGAAACGTGATCAGGCAATGATTTTATTCCGCGATGCGGTTGCTATGGTTGAACAGTCGCCCGGGCTCTCGCGCGTGATTAAGAAATCCGGTCGCGACGATAAGGTCTGGAATCTGTATCACCCCAAGTCGAATAGTTTCTTCCGGCCCATTGCGGCGGATGAAGGTCAGTCCGGGCCGCGTCCGCACATCGGCCTCATTGATGAGCTCCATGAGCATACGAAGCCGACGGTCATCAATATGATGGCGGCGGGCACGAAATGGCGCCTGCAGCCGCTGGTCGTCGCTATTACGAACTCGGGTACCGACCGCAAGAGCGTGTGCTGGGAATATCGCGAGAAAGCAATTCGCGTTTGCTCCGGCATCGATCAAGACGACACCTTTTTCGCTTATGTGTGCGCGCTCGATGAGGGCGACGATCCATTTGCGAGCGAGGCCTGTTGGCCGAAGGCCAATCCGCTCCTTGGCGATATCGTGACGATTCAGTACCTGCGCGATCAGGTGAATACGGCGCGGGGCATGCCGAGCAAAGAGAGCATGGTCCGTCGTCTCAATTTTTGCGAATGGACTGAAGCGCACAATCCAGCGATCTCATACGAAAAATGGAAAGCCGCCGAGCGCGCCTATACGTTGGATAAATTCCGCGGCATGTCGTGCATTGCCGCGATTGATCTATCGGCGACGACGGATTTGACGGCGGTCGTTCTGCTCTTTCAGATGGGCCCAGAGTTCTGGCTTTGGCCGATGTTCTGGATTCCAGAACAGGGACTCATGGAGCGAGTGAAGCGCGATCACGTTCCCTATGACGTCTGGGTGCGGAATGGTCATGTGCTGACGACACCGGGCGCCGCGATCGATAAGGACAAGGTCATGATGGACGTCGAGGCGGCCATTGGCGCGCATGGTATTTCCATATCGAGCGCGCCCTATGACCGTCATCGAATCGATGTTCTACAGGCGTCCGCGAATCGCCTCGGCATCAAATGGCCGTTGGTTCCCTTTGGTCAAGGTGTCGTGAGCATGACGCCGGCAATCGATGAGTTCGAGCGTTCGCTTGTCGAAGAAACATTGCGGCATCCCAACAATCCATGCCTCAATTGGAATGCAGCAAACGCGGTGTTTTGGCAAGATCCGGCAGGTAATCGCAAGCTCGACAAGGCCAAAGCAACGGGGCGGATCGACGGAGCGGTGGCATCGGTGATGGGTTTTGGGATCGCGGCCGGAGCGAAGCCGGCCGCGACCTTTCAGGTCTTCGCCCTATAGCGCGCGCGCTAGCGTTTGTGTAATCTCCGCGCAACCGGCCGCCGCGAGGGCGCCCTGGTCCCGCACGACGGAGCCTTCTGGCTATGCTCAAGCGCGCCTATTCCGAGCTCACAGTCAAGGCTGTCGATGAAGACGAGCGTGTCATCCGCGGTACCGCAACCACGCCTTCTCCAGACCGGATGGGCGACATCGTCGTACCGACGGGCGCCAAGTTCAAGAATCCCTCGCCGCTCCTCTGGCAGCATGATTCGCTGGCACCGATCGGAACGGTCAAGTTCGATAAGCCTACGGCGGATGGCATCACCTTCGAGGCGCGCTTGCCCAAGGTCACCGAGCCGGGGGCGCTCAAGGATCGCGTCGACGAGGCCTGGCAGTCGCTGAAATACGGGCTTATCCGCGCAGTATCGATCGGTTTCCGCGCGCTCGACAATGCTGTCGAGGTCATGCAGAACGGAGGCCTTCGCTTCCTACAATGCGAAATTCTGGAGCTTTCGTTGGTCAGCATTCCGGCCCAGCCGAAGGCGACGATCAGCGAAATCCGCTCCTATGACAAATCCATTCTGGCCGCGTCAGGCCGCCCCCCCGTGAAACTCATCGCCGGCGTCTCGGCGAAATCGACCGAAGAGGCATCCCCGATGAAGACGTGGCAGGAACAGATCCAAGCCTTCGAGGGCACGCGCCAGGCCAAGGCCGCGCGCATGTCCGACATGATGAACAAGGCAGCGGAGGAAGGGCGTGGCCTTTCCACCGAAGAGGCGACCGAATACGACGGTCTCGAATCCGATGTCAACGACATTGACGCGCATCTCGTACGCCTTCGCAAGCAGGCCCAGACGGCCGCGGCGACTGCGCAGGTCGTCGATACGAATACAAACAACGCGCGCCGCGACACCGTCACCGAAGGCTCGCGCTCGTCGTATGTCACCGCGCAGCGCCAGTTGCCCAAGGGCACCGCGTTCGTGCGTTCGGTGCAGGCGCTAATTCGCGCCAAGGGCAACCCGATGCACGCGGTCGAGATCGCGAAAAACGACCCGGCGTGGAAGGATACGCCCGAGGTCGAGATGTTCTGGAAGACGGCGGTGGCATCCGGCACGATTACCGACTCGACCTTCGCGGGTCCGCTGGCTCCATATATCCCGATGCAGAACGAGTTTATCGAGCTCCTGCGTCCGACCACGATCATCGGCCGCATTCCGGGTGGTCTGCGCAACATCCCGTTCATGGTCTCGATGCCGCGCCAGACGGGCGGTGCGAGCGCGGGATGGGTGGGTGAGGGTGCGCCGAAGCCGGTGTCCAAGCAGGCGTTCGAAACCATCCAGATGCCGCCGACAAAGATCTCGGTCATCACCGTCATCACCGAGGAGCTGGCGCGCTATTCGACGCCCTCCGCGGAAGCGGTCATTCGCGACGATCTGCTCGCCTCGATCCGTCAGTATCAGGATCAGCAGTTCATCGATCCCACCGTGGCGGTGTCGGCCGGGGTGCGTCCGGCGGCCATCACGAATGGCGCGACGAACTATACGATCTCGGGCACGACGATCGCGGCCATCACGACCGACGTCAACAAGCTCGTCACGGCCTTCATCGCCGCGAACATCTATCCCGAGCGCGGCGTGTTCGTCATGCATCCGCGGACGGCGCAGTATCTCGGCACGCTGCGCACGACGCAGGATGTTCTCGCGTTCCCGGGCATCTCGATGACCGGCGGCACCTTCTTCGGCTGGCCGGTCGTGACGTCCGCGAACGTGCCGATCGACACGGGTGACGACACCTACATCGTGCTGATGGATGCGGCGGAGATTTTCCTCGCCGAAGACGGCGGCATCGAGCTCGACATCTCGCGCGAAGCATCGCTGCAGATGAATACCGCTCCGGACAATCCGCCGTCGGCGTCGACGGTATTCACGTCGCTATGGCAATCCAACCTCGTCGGCTTGCGTTCCGAGCACCGCGTCGGTTGGAAGCGTCGCCGCGACGGTGCCGTGGCCTACCTCAAGGGCGTCAGCTACTGAGCATGAGCCAGGAGTCGAAAGTTCTCCTCGTTGCTGCCGCCCGTCAGATCTACGACGGGCGGCAGCTTTATACCGGCGACGAGTTCGAAGTCGATTCCGAAAGCGAGGCTGCGGATCTCATTGCCATCAATTTCGCGCGGCGCGCTAAGAAGAAACCGCAGGAGTATTCGCGCGAGGATATGCGTACCGATAGAGCGCCGGAGCGGCCTCAGCCTCCGCGCGCAAACCGCAAGGAACGTCGTAACCGATATCAGAACCGGAACCTCAAGGCCGATCCGTGAAAGCCTTCGGAATGACGATTGCCCGCGTCGGTGGTGCGTGGGTGGTCGGGCGCACGAAATCCATCATTTCGGCGCTGACGGCTCGCGATGTTTACGGCGTGGTGCGCGAACCGTTCACGGGTGCTTGGCAGAGGAATCTCGAATGCGATAATCGCGCCTGCGTACTCGCGTTCTCAGCGGTGTACAGCTGCGTCTCAATCGTCTCAAGCGACATCGGCAAGCTGCCATGTAATCTCACGCAGCGGCAAGAGAACGGCATCTGGAAACCCGCGCCGGCGAACTCGCCATTCTGGATTCCGCTGCGCAAGCCTAACCGTTATCAGACGCGCATTCAGTTCTTCACGCAGTGGGTCATCTCGCTGATGCTCTTCGGCAATACCTACGTGCTGAAGGAGCGCGACAAACGCGGCGTCGTCACGAACCTTTACGTGCTCCGTGGCGACATGGCGATGCCCTGCGTCGCCGAGGACGGGAGCATCTGGTACCAACTCGCGAGCAATTGCCTCGCCGGCATTCCGGATGGCGTGCGCATTCCCGCCTCCGAAATCATTCACGATCGCATCAATTGCCTATGGCATCCGCTGGTCGGTGTTTCGCCGATCTACGCCTGCGGCGCCTCGGCGACGCAAGGTAATCGCATCCAGGCGCAGTCGGCGAAATTCTTCGAGAACATGTCACGCCCCTCCGGCATGCTGACGGCGCCGGCGCAGATCGACGACGAAACGGCGGCGCGCCTCAAGACGCAGTTCGAGCAAGCGCTCGGCGGGACGAACATTGGTCGCCTCCTTGTTGCCGGCAACGGCCTCAAGTACGAGGCGATGACGATGCCTGCAACCGATGCGCAGCTCATCGAGCAGCTGAAATGGACCGTAGAGGATGTCGCGCGCTGCTTCATTCCTGGTACCGAGATCATTACCAGCAATGGCATTAAGGCCATTGAAGATGTCGTGGTCGGCGACATGGTGCTGACTCATAAGGGTCGCTGGCGTCGTGTGTATGAGACGTTGAAAAATGATTACGTCGGACCCGTTGTGCGCATGCGCGCCAAAGGCCTTAAGGAAATAACTTCAACAGGTAATCATCCATTTCTTGTCCAGACCGCAAAGCCGAATCGCACACATAGCATCGAGGCCATGGGCGATGCTGAATGGATGCGCGCTGATCAGCTGATCGCGGCACCACGATTGGGAAACGGTGTCCGCTCGCGTCGTCCGTTCCACAATCTGGTCATGCCGCGCTTGCGCAATAGCACTACCGAGATAGTTGACGTAGCGCTTTGGGCGCCGGAAGGCGCCAACATCGAAGCAGACCGCGTGCGTGCATCAATGAATCATCGCGCTACATGGGTCAATCGCCATATCAAGGCCGATTACGACTTGGGCTGGCTATGCGGATTGTTCGCGGCAGATGGGACCGCCTCCGATCACCAAGTCTCGTTCTATATCGGCGAGCATGAGAGCGACATCACTGCGCTTCTGGAGAGTCGCATATCCAGTGTCTTCGGTGCTAGGTCAGACACAAAGACAGCGCGCGCGGTGACGCGCACAACGATATCCAATCTTGTTGTCACTGGATTCTTCAAACAGTTCGGCGTCGGCGCACACAACAAGGCAATGCCAGAATGGTGCATGGCCCAGTCGGCGGAATTCCTAGCCGGAGTCATAGATGGACTCGTCGATGGCGATGGCTGCGTTGACGGCGACCGCACGGTCCTGAAGATGGTCAGCAAGACGGCAATCTGGCAGGCGCGCGTCATCCTGTGGGCGCAAGGCATCAACAGTTCTATGCAAACTGTTGCGGAGGCTGCTTACGAGATAAATGGTTCGTCCGGTATGAACCGAGAGATTTACCAGCTGCAATGGCGCCACGATTCGAATAGGAGAGGATCGATGGGGCTGACCGAAGAACTGGCTTTCTTCTCGCTGGATGAAGCGGAGAAGTCAATGTATTCAGGGCCGGTCTATAATCTCGAAGTCGAAGATGACCACTCCTATACGACCGTGGGTGGCGTTGCACACAATTGCTTCCGGGTTCCGCTTTATATGCTCGACGCCGGCCCTATCCCCGGCGACAAGAACATCGAGGCGATGCAGCGCATGTACTACACGCAGACGCTGCAGGCGATCATGGAGGGCATAGAGCTCCTGCTGGATGAGGGCTTCGACCTGCCATCTGACCAAGGAACCGAGTTCGATCTGTCGCCGTTGCTGCGCATGGATACGCAGGCGCGGTATGCGACGTATCAGACGGGCGTGCAGTCGATGGTATTGGCGCCCAACGAGGCGCGGCTCATGGAAAACTTGGCGCCGGTCGAAGGCGGCGACGAGCCGTTGTCGCAGCAGCAGTATTGGCCGCTCAGCATCCTCGCCGAGCGATCGCCGCCGGGTGTTGTCGAAGTCACTCCGGTCACGCCAACCGCCGAGGCTCCTCCGGCTCCGGCGGATGAGGCTGACGAGGAAGGGAAGGCCCTGACGTCCTACGACATCATTGCGCGTACGAACGAATACATCGAACGCGCGCTCGCCGCGGAGGGTGCATGAACGCTACCGATCTCGAAGCGATCCTGCGCGGCCTCGCGCCGACGCTAAAGGCGATTGTCGCGGATATCGCTGCCATCAAGGCGCGCGCGCTCACGCCGATGCAAATGGAGCTCCTATCGAATCCGGAGGCGTTGCGCAAAGCCATCGGCATCCCGCAGGAACCGGCTGGATCGGCGATCACAGTCGAGATCATCCAATCCATGATCGACACGGCGATTGGCGCGGCGCTGGCAGCGTTGCCGGTCGCGCGGGACGGCGACCGCGGACCGCCCGGCGATCCCGGTCGCGACGGAACGTCGGTCACTTTGGACGATGTTCGTCCGATCATCAGCGAGGAGATTGGCCGACAATTGGCGGAGTTGATGCAGGAACGCGCCACGATCGCAGATTTTGTGCGTTCGATCGAGCAAGCGACGGCGCGCGAGGTCGAGCATGGCTTCGTCGCGTGACGGCCGCGACGGCCGCGACGGCGCACCGGGAACTCCGGGCCCCCCGGGTGAATCCGGCGCGCGCGGCCCGGTAGGTCCAGAAGGTCCGGCCGGTCCCGAGGGTCCACAGGGACCCCAAGGTGAGCGGGGTCCCGCCGGCGAATCGATCATCGGTCCCGAAGGTCCGCCAGGCCCCAAGGGTGATCCGGGGCGCCCGGGCATTCCCGGCAATTCCATTACCGGCCCCGAGGGTCCGCGCGGTCCCGCCGGGCCGATGCCCAAGCATGTGTGGAACGGCACGAAGCTCGCGTTCGAGCTCGCGCCCGGCGTCTGGGGTGCCTTCACCGATCTGCAGGGTCCGCCCGGTGAGCCCGGTCGCGCGGGCGAAAGTCGCTACGTCAACGATCGGAGTGGGGGCGGTGGCGGTGCTTCCGGTATCACCGATGCGCCTGTCGACAATCTGCCGTATTGGCGTAAGAACGCAACGTGGGAGCAGGCCGTCACGGGCGGCAGCGCGACCTGGGGCGCGATCATTGGGACACTGTCAGCTCAGTCCGACTTGCAGACGGCACTCGACCTGAAGGCGGACAGTGCGGATCTCGGTACCGCGGCCACGCATGCGGCCACCGATTTCGCGACGGCGGCGCAGGGCGCCACGGCAGATTCGGCGGTGCAGCCTGGAGACCTTGCCGCGGTCGCGACCTCCGGCGATGTGGGCGATCTCACAGGCTTTCCCGGCGGAACGACCGATTTCCTTCGCGCAGATGGGACGTTCGCATCGCCGCCCTCCGGTGGGGGCGTCGCATGGGGCGACATCACCGGGACGCTCAGCACCCAGACGGACCTGCAATCAGCGCTCGATGCCAAGGCCACCAGCTCGAGCCTCGCTGCGATCGCGACTTCCGGCAGTGCCTCGGACCTCGGAACAGGATCGATCCCAAATGGCCGCGTCACGGCAGGCAATGTCACGCAGCACCAAGCGTCGCTCTCGATCAGCTGGTCGCAGATTACGAGCGCACCGACGACACTATCGGGCTATGGCATCACCGACGGCCTTACCGCCGCGACGGCCGCCTCGACGTACGCGACCATTACGAATCTGGCGCTGAAGGCCCCGCTCGCGTCGCCCGCACTCACAGGGACGCCGACCGCTCCGACTGCGACGCCGGCGACGAACTCGACCCAGATTGCCACGACGGCCTATGCCGATGCCATCGCTGCGTTGAAGGCGAACATTGCTAGCCCAACCTTTACGGGTACGCCCGCAGCACCAACCCCGAGCGGGGGCGATAACAGCACGAAGATTGCGACCACGGCGTTCGTGGTTTCGGGTTTCGCGCCGCTGGCTTCTCCGACATTTACCGGAACCCCGGCCGCGCCGACGGCTACGGGCGGCACGAACACGACGCAGCTCGCGACCTGCGCTTTCGTTCAGTCCGCGCTTGGAAGCTATGCACCCCTCGCGTCGCCTACGTTGACAGGGACGCCTGCGGCACCGACGGCCTCCGTCGGAACCGACACGACGCAACTCGCGACGACAGCCTTCGTGCAGGCGGCGATTTCTAAGATCCCGCTGAACTCCCAGAGCACGGCCTACACAACAGTCGCTTCGGATAAGGGGAAGTGCCTTTTTCATCCTGCGGCAGATACGACGGCGCGAACGTTCACCATCGACTCGAATGCCAATGTCCCTTATGACGTCGGCACGACGCTGACCTTCATCAATCAGCATGGCGCTGGCGTGATTACGATCGCGATCACGTCGGACACTATGCGACTCGCGGGTGCAGGCACCACGGGAAGCCGGTCGCTGGCGGCCGATGGCGTCGCGACGGCCGTCAAGATCGCCAGCACGGAATGGATTATTTCTGGCACGGGCTTGACCTAAATGCGGCCCGCGCAAGCCATCCAGATGGCGCAGTCGGTCGTCACCTCGACGCTCGGCGCGATATCCGGTAAAGGCGCGCTCGCCCAACAATCCGCGTCCCAATCATTCAACAATACGACGTCGTCTCCGAATAATTTCAATATGACCGGCAATTTTACGGCCGGCAATTCCGCCATTGCGGAAATATCGACTTATCGTTCGGGATCGACACGTCTGACCGGCGTCACCATTGGAGGCAATGCAGCGTCGCTTATTTATCGAGAATCGACGGGTGGCGCGGCCTGTGTAGAGTGGTGGCAGGCGGACAATCTTACTGGCGGTAGCAGCCAAGTATCGATCGCGCATGCCGCAGGGGGCAATCCGTGGTTCATCAATGCGTGCTGCATCGAATACACGCCGCTTGGTGCGCTTGATACGAGTCGCGATCAGAACGGTTCGAGCACGACCCCAACATTTGTAACGACCGCAAGTCAATCGATACTGGATGCCGTTACCTCGTCAATCTGGCGCGACAACAGCGGCGGTTCGACATCGAATAGTGTCACGTCGCCCTACGTCGCAGGATTCTCGCAGGCGGATGGGAATGCCAATCTGGGCGGCGCCTCGGGTCATAAAATTACAACGACTTTAGCGACACAAGGAGGCGCTTTTTCCTGTTCGCCGACCTGCGTTTGGTTCGGCTCGACCGTCATCGTTAAGTTCGCCACGCCGGGGAGCATCGTTGATTGCGGCGAGTGCGTAATGACGTGGGGTTCGAGCGTCTGGTCACCGACGACCATTTCGCGCGCCGTTTCTTCCGGAACGAATAAGCTCCTAGTCAGCATTGGCGGATGGTGGGACACGCAAGATACATCAGGCGCTTCGGCGTTGCCGACCGACAACAATGGGACGTTCACTGCGATCTATAACCCGGTCAAAGTCAATACGAACCGACCGATGGTTCAACAGGTGTGCTATCAGGCATCACCGACGACAGCCACGCACGTCATAACGCCTCCCGACATCAACGCCGGAACCAGCGCCGACGGTTATTTTAGTGTCTTAGAAATTCCCGGCATCGATACATCAGGAAATCCCGTACGCTGCACGGGTAGCACGCATGTGGAGCATGCGGCCGTTACACCGCCCGATCCGAACACAATTCAGACGATCACGGTCACGACGACGGGCACCGATGCGCAAATCGGAGATATCGCAATACTGACCGTGACAATCGATATGAACAATACACCGACGAACGTCGCGTTCGTTCCTCCGGCTGGATGGCAGATGATGCGCAATCATTTCAATTGTGCGTTGAACGTCGGTCACATCGTCTGTATTGGCAAAGTGTCGACCGCCGGATATATCGCGGCCACGGTGACGTGGACCGATCCCGATACGTTTATCGTCGATGGACAAATCACCGTCTTCAAGCATCAATAAGAGGCCATAATATGCGCAGCTTCAAGGTCTATTTCATAGGGTTAGTCGTCTTTCTAGCCTCGTCTGCGTTCGCGCAAACCACGACACCCCCGCGGCAGACTCGTATTTCGCAGACCGGCACCAATGCGGTTGCGCCGGTGCTGGATGGAACGCAGCCCTTCACGGTCACACCAAATCGCAACAACACGCTGACGGTGACTCAGGGCGCAACGACTAAATTGTTCCCGAATAGTAATGCGTTGACAGTTCGGTACACGGGGACTTGGCCGAAGTGCCCGCCGAAGCCGCCGATTGCGACGCGTATCGTCCAATGTCCTGCTGGCACGCAAGGCACCTGGACGCAGACGCAGGATTGGGCGAGCGTGGACTATCCGGTGTGCTGGGTCATCCAACCGTGGCTACCGACTTCGCCGCCAGCGGGTTCCTGTCCGCCAATTGCGAATCAGCCACCGGTTGCGAATTTCGCGTTCTCGGTAAACGGACTTCAGGTGAATTTCGTCGATACGTCGACGGACGCCGACGGCACGATCGTCATTCGATCCTGGAATTTCGGCGACGGCGGAACCGCTACTATATCGAATCCTGCGCACGCCTATGCGCAGAACGGCACCTACAACGTCACGCTGACCGTAACCGACAACGGCGGCGCCACAAATACCAAGACGCAACAGGTCACAACAACCGGTGTTGTGCCGCCTCCCGGCAATCTCGTTCTCGACCTCTCGTACGTGGACCGCTCCGGTGCCGCCTATTCGCGCTTCAAGCAATACGTCGACCGAGCCGTAGGCGGCAGCTTCGACTATTTGTTCTCAGCGACCGATGCCGCGTACATGGCGAAGCTGGACGGCGCGCCACAATATTGCGCGCTCGCCAAGCAACTAAGCGAGCAGCAAGTCAGCGCGGCCGAAGCTGCGATTGCGAACGGTCAGAATCCCTCCGTCGCTGGAGATAGCTATCTCGGCGTCGGGAGTGCGATTTCATCGCTCGCTCTGACGTACGCATGGTGCAATAGCACGCTCACGGATGCGCAGAAGGGGCGTTGGAAGGCCTATGCCGACCAAGCTATCTTCAATGTTTGGCATCCCGCACAAGCATCTTGGGGCGGACGTCCTGCATCGTGGTCGGGCTGGGCGGTAAACGACCCCGCCAACAACTACTACTACAGCTTCATGAAGGCGACGGAGTTCTGGGCGCTCGCCAAGAACAACACTGACCTGATTGCGTTTCTTCGCAACGATCGCTGGCCGCTGCTGACGAATTTCTATGCCACGATTCCGGGCGGCGGTTCGCTTGAGGGCACCGGATACGGCGTTTCGCACAAAGATCTATTCGAACTCTATCAGGTCTGGCACGACTCCGGCCAAGGCGACCTCGCGAACGCGAATCAGCATATGACCAATAGCGGCCTGTTCTGGTTGCACGCAACGGTTCCCACGCGCGAGAAATTCGTGCCCTTCGGCGACCAATCCAGAGTATCCGAGCCCGTCATCTACGACTACCAAAGGACGTTGGGCCTGCAGGTCTATCACCAAACCAATAATCCGGCGGCCGCGTCGGATGTCGCATGGTGGCTGGCGCACATCAGCGATCAGAACATGCAGAACAGTTTCAACTACCGCTACAACCTGATTCCGGTCGGTGCGTCGCCCACGAATCCTTCGGCGTTGACCTATCGAGCACCCGAGGTTGGGGCCGTCTTCGCGCGGACGAGCTGGGATACGAATGCAGTATGGGTGGCCGCACTCTTCGGCACCTACAACCAATCGCACGCACATCAGGAGCAGGGCGGATTCACGCTGTATAAGGGGACCTGGCTCGCGGTCACCAACAATATCTGGTCGCATTCTGGCATCAATCAATCCACGATCGACAAGAACATTGTCCGCTTCGAGAGCGCCGGCAACGTCCTTCCTCAGCGCATGGGCCATAGCGTCAATGTAACGAGCTATACAGCGGGCGCAAACGGCGACCTCCATATCACCGGCAACCTCACACCTATGTATCAGACCGGCGTGTCATGGACGCGCACCCTGGACTTCGTTGCGGGTGTGCTGACGGTGAACGATGATCTTACCTTGGGCGCCGGAACGACGGCAACGTTTCAGCTGAATGTGCCGACGCAACCGATCGTAAGCGGCAACATCGTGACGACCGCAGGTCTCCGAATGACTGTGCTCTCGCCGCCCACTGCGCAGATTTCGGCGGTCGATATGCGCACGGTGAATGTGCCTGGCTATGGCAATGACTTCAACTCTGGCTGGCGCGTCGATGTGAAAGGTTCGACGACGAACTATCGCGTCAAACTTGAACCGACGAATTGAGAACAGCAAGACTTCGCATCTAACGCGCGCGACGGCGCAAAGGGGTAATGCATGAATACCGAACACGAGGCACTGGCGGCTGCGACCGTCTCTTCCTTCAAGGCGCTGATCGGAGCCGCGCTGGCTCCGATCTCCGAACAGCTGCGCGCCATCGGCGAACGCCTGGATGCGCTCCCGACGCCACGCGACGGCAGAGACGGTGAGCCCGGCGCCAAGGGTGCCGACGGGGTCAGCATCGATGTCGATGCGGTTCTACGCGACGTCGAGAAGCGTGTCGGGGAATTTCTCGGCGCGATCGAGCCGCCGAAGGATGGCAAGGATGGACGCGACGGTGCCGATGGGGCCGATGGTGTTAGCGTCGATGTCGCCGCGGTCGTCGGCGACGTCAAGAAACAGGTGACAGATTTTCTTGCCGCCATCCCCGAACCAAGGGACGGCCGCGACGGCATCCCGGGCGAGCCGGGGCGCGATGCAATCGCGCTGCAAATCCAGCCCTCGATCGATGAGGCGCGCTCGTATCCGAAGAATACCTACGCCGCGCATCGCGGTGGCATCTGGCGCGCAATGCGATCGACGGAGGGCATGGACGGTTGGGAATGCCTCCTGGATGGCTTGCACGACGTCGTCGAGCGCCATATTGGCGAGCGCGAGATCGAGACGCGGCACGTCTTCGCATCCGGCAAAGAGGCTGTAACGCGCCGGATGACGCAAGAGATGATTTACCGCGGCGTATGGCGCGCCGGCGCCTTCGTGCGCGGCGACGTCGTGACTTGGGGCGGCTCGACGTGGCATTGCAACGAACACACCGAGGAGCGGCCTGAGACAGTCGAGGGCGCGAAGGCATGGACCCTCATGACCAAGCGCGGGGACAAAGGCCGCGACGCCGCCAGCGCGCGTTGAGGCGGTTCTATGACGCCTTGGGAGCCCGAGCCATTGTTCGAGGGCCGCGTGGTCGCGATCGTGGCGGGTGGTCCCTCAGCAACGGACGCTATCATCGAATCCATCCGATCGAGCGGTATTGCCTCGATCGCGATCAATAACAACTATCGGCGCATGCCGTGGGCGGACTGGCTGTTCGCGGCGGACATGGGCTGGTGGCTCGCGCACTCGGACGCGCGTGAGTTCATGGGGCTGCGCGTTTGCTCGCAGGAGACGGCGGAGGAACGCGGCCTTCACATTTTCCTGCCCCGCGACAAAGGCGAAGGAAGGAACTCCGCCCTGCATGCCGCCTATGCGGCGATCCAGGCGAAGGCCCGCGAAATAAGGCTCTATGGGGTCGATCTTCGCGACGACGAGCTCACGCATTGGCACGGCGAGCACATGCCTGCGCTCCGTCAGATACGTTCCGATGACTTCCCCCGCGCGCGTTCGGCATGGTGTAGACTCGCCGCGCGGGTGGATCGGCCGCCGATTTTTAACTGTTCGGCGCGCTCGGCCCTGACGTGTTTTCCATTTTGCGATGGCTGAGGAGCCTGTCGCTATGGCGCTTCCATTCGATCAAATGCTTGTCAAACTGCGCTTGCTCATCCAGCGCAATGAGCGTCATTCCGCGCCTGAAATAGAGCGATTGGAACGTGAGCTTATTCTGGCGAAATACGTCGCTCGCATGGAAGATGAGCGCCTGCAACGCCTATTCCAGAACCGTTGCGAAGAGCTTGGCTATTGTGCGGGTTGCGAGAAGCCGCTCGAAGAATGCGATTGCGTTTGGGTGGCCGGAATGAGAGTCGCCGCATGATGCGCTGGCTCTGGTATTGCCCGATCTGCGGCATTCATGCGGGTGTCGATGACACGTCGCCGGATTTTTCGCGTCTTTGGCAGGGCAAGTACAACGATGATGGGTCACTCGTCGAATATACGCATGTTGTGCGTGGGCTCATGCATCGGCTGACTGCGGTCGAGTCAGATCATCGCTTGGCGACCATGCAATGAAACGCGCCTGCTCTCTCCTGCGCACTAGCGCGCACTATGCCGCCGACAATTTCGCCTGCGGCCTTCATGCAAATGGGTTCACGCTGACGATGTCAGTCGATGACCTCGGCCCAGGCGATGTTCTCCTGACTTGGAATCGGCACAGCAGCTACAACGACTATGCAAATCAGGCCGCACGCCAAGGCGCGGCGGTGCTCGTCGCTGAGAACGGATACTTCGGGCGCGAATGGCAGGGCGATATATGGTTCGCACTTGCGCTCGATCACCACAACGGCGCCGGTCTGTGGCCGCGCGACGATGGACGACGCTGGCGTGCGATCGGGTTCGAACTCGAACCTTGGCGCGAAGGCGGTAATGAGATCGTTATTCTCCCGCAGCGAGGGATCGGAGAGCCGGGCGTCGCAATGCCTGCCGGATGGGCAGAGCAAATCCAGGCCGAGTTCGGAGGGCGAATCCGGCCGCATCCGGGCCGCAATGCCGACGACACCCTATGCGCTGATCTGGAGCGCGCGCGCTGCGTTATGACATGGGGCAGCGGTGCTGCGGTCAAAGCCATTGCGTGGGGCATTCCGTGCTATCACGGACTCTATAACTGGATCGGACGCAGAGCATCATGGCCGATCGGATTGTCCGTCGGCATACTTCCCGAACCCTTTCACGGCGAGCGAAGTTCGATGTTCGCCGATATCGCTTGCGCTATGTATCGCGAACGCGAAATCGAAGACGGATCGGCGATTGCAAGGTTGCTCACGCTACATGACGAGCAAAAAGATATCGAGAGGGCGTTTTCGGAATGATCAAATATCTCAGGACGCTCGGCGTGCTGTTGGCCTTATACGTCGCAATCGCCTTCGTCGTCTATGTCTTCGATGCGGTGACGTGGTCATGAAATCCGGTCCTCCCCAACGCACGGACAAAGACATGATTCCTTGGCGCGTTCCACAATCGGGATTGACGATTGTCACCGGCAGCAAAATCTATAAGAGCCGCCAGGATCGGCGAGCGCTGTTCTCGGGCGTGGTTGTGGGGATCGACATCGAAGATGGCGACGGAGTCGATATGGTGTGGGATATGGAAAAGCCCATGACTGACGGCCGCGAATACGTCGATCACATCGATTGCGTATCCACGCTGGAGCATGTGCGCAGACCATGGCTCGCAGCAACCAATCTGCAGACTATATTGCGGCCGGGAGGAACCCTCTTCGTTGCGGTGCCTTTTGTGTGGCGCCGACATGGATATCCTTCCGATTATTGGCGGATGACACCAGATGCGCTGCCTATCCTATTCGATCAAATCGAATGGACCGACCTTCTTTATTTCTCGCAGCGCGACGGCCTTACCTCAGAGTACCCAAAGCCGACGAAGGAACATCCCTTTCATGTGCCGCGATGCGAGACGTACGGATGGGGAGTGAAGCGATGACGTGCCCGAACTATATGGCGATATGGATTCTATTGGTCGCCGGCTGTTTGATCTTGCTCATACTCAATTGGATGCGGCTCGAACGGATCGAAAAATCTGGGCGAAAAACTCACAATGGAATTTTGTCACCCAACGAAGCAGATTGGGTCGTCTGCTCTGTATCCACCCAAGAGGATAAGGCGGTGCCTATTTTATCTGACGAGGAAGCGCGCAAGAAGCATGACGCCGCGATCTTTGCCAAAGCCGAGCTCGAAGCGCTTAAGGTCCGGGATCAGAAAATGGAGGAGTACGCGAAGGCGCATGAGGAAGATGTCGCCTCCTTCTCATTTGAATGCGTCGCCTTCGGTGACTTCCTTACCTTCGTTGCAAAGCGTGGTTATTTGCGGCACTGCGGGTCTTTGAATCTTAGTTTGATTAAAGAGATTCAATTCATAGAAGGGCACGTGCCCGGCGATGATGGGACTCTGTCCTATTCAAAAGAATGGAGGCCTGGAAAAGATAGCGGTTCTATTTCAGTGAGCTGGTCCGGTTCAGGCCGTTTTGACGAAGCCTATGAAAAAGCTGGCTATATCAGCGAACTGCAACCTAGATATGTGAAGGCCTACGCAGGTAATTTTCTTTTCTTGAGCGGTAAGCAACGCAAAGGCTATGACGATTGCGAGTGCGAGTACTATAATTTCATAGAGCGGAAAACCTCTCCTTACCCGCGACCGGCGGAGTCCGATAGAATTATTTTTGTCGATACGAAGCAAGAGTTGCATTGCCCCGCCGGACTCGGCGAAGACGTCTATCGAACAATCGTCGCTACAGCGGGCCGCAGGAAATGCAAATGAGAAAGAACACCGCTCGCGATCGCTGCATCGCCAGTCGCGTCCTGCAAGGTTATTCGATCCGAGAGGTCGGCTCCGACACTGGAATCTCCTATGAGCGTGTGCGCCAGATCGTGACGCAGGTGTGTCGCGAGGCGAATCCACGTGTCTTCGCGCGGATCGGCGGAGAGAAGAGTACCTACGGCGTCGGGACATTGCGTGTGCATGCGGAGAAGTTTTTGAATCGACTGATATGGGAGGGCGAGGCGTTAAAATGAAAGTCCTCTTCACCGGCAAAGGGAAAAGCGGTGCCTGGGAAATACGAGGCAATCAGGTCTGCCAAGGCCTGCGCTATCTTGGCATTGAAGCCGATGCCATCCCCAAAGCGAGCGTCGAGCAGATGCGCAGCTACGACATCATCGTGCTGGTCAAGCGACCGACGTTTGAATTGCTAGACGCGATACGTCAAAGCGGTAAGCCATTCGCTTGGGATGTCGTCGATTCGTGGCCGCAACCTGACGGCAACGAGTGGAACGCCGATCGCGCACTGACCTGGTTGCATACGTCCATTAAGGATGTTCGCCCCAACCTCCTCATCTGCTCGACGCGTGACATGCTCGCCGACGCGGAGTATGCGAATGCGTGCGTGATCTATCATCATGCGCGGCCCGAATACCTTAAAAAACGCACTAACTGGTTTACGGTTGGATACGAGGGTGGCCTTCACTATCTCGGGCGCTATGATGAAATGATTCGATTGGAGTGTGAGAAGCGTCGTCTCGTTTGGGATCGACATTCCGTCGAGAACGCGGTGCTCGCTATATGCCTACGAGATTGTAGGGGCTATGCTCCAGAGCACTATAAATCCAACGTGAAGTTAGCCAATGCGCAAGCCATCGGCATACCTGCACTCTGCTCGCCTGAATCGGGTTACAAGGAAACATCGACCGGCGGCGTTATATGGATCGAGTCGCCGGAGGATTTGCAGGCCGCGTTCGATACGCTGGCAGATCCCGCACGTTACGCCGAGCTCTGCGCCAGCGTGGATGCGCCTCCGACTTTGGCGCAGATAGCGCAGCAGTACGCGGATCAATTGGCTCGATTGTGCTGAACGTCAATGCTGACCGTCGAGATCCTAATCACCGAAAACACCTCGCGCCGCGGACGCCGTATGCTTGAAGCCTTGGACGAGCATCGTCCCTCGGATGTTGGCATTGCCCACACGCGAAGTTACGCCGGCCGCTGCCAATGGCTCATGCTATTCGGCGCCGGTGGCAGCGACCGATATCCGGCCTATCTCCGTCATCGCGCGAGCGGGCGCCGCACGGTCGTCTTCGACCTAGGGTATTGGGACCGCGAGAACTATCAGCGGATCGCCGTTGACGACGAGCACCCGCACCGGATGATGTATCGCGTGCCGATCCTGCCAGGGCGCGGCTATCCGGTGGCTCTTCGCGACGACTACGATCCGACCGGGCCGATCCTCTTCGCGGGCATGGGAGACAAGTCGCGCCGGGTTCATGGCGACTGGGACGGTCAGCGTCGCGCAGCACTCGCGCAGGACTCGACGCCCATCGTCTTTCGTCCGAAGCCCGCGCGCAAGGCGGATTCCGGGTTGCCTCCGATCGAACTCGCACTGCAGGGCTGTTCGAAAGTCGTCGCACATCACTCGAATGTCGCAATTGACGGCATCATCGCAGGCATTCCGCACGATGTCGTGGATGGCGCTGCGTTGGCGCTCAAACCAACCCGCGATCCAGTATTGCGACGCGAATTTCTGGACCGACTCGGTGCTTGGAATTGGCGGATCGAGGAAGCGCCGCAGATTTGGGAATTTCTTCGATCTATTCCGGAGGGGTGAATGAAGCTCAATGTAGGCTGCGGGAAACGCAGGTTAGACGGCTACACTGGCGTCGACGCGGTTGCGCGTGATGCCGCCGATATCGTTGCGCCGGCAGATGCGATACCACTGCCTGACGGGTGCGCTGACGAGATCATGGCAATTCATCTCTGCGAGCATCTACTCCCGTGGCGACTTCCTTTTGCGCTTCGCGAGTGGTATCGGCTGCTGCAGTCAGGCGGTAAGTTGATTCTCGAAATGCCTGACTTGTTCAAGGCGTGCCAAAACATCGTGGACGGCCGTATGCGCGGTGGTAAGCATCCGGATCAACTCGGTCTCTGGGCTTTGTATGGGGACGTCCGCGATGAAGATGAGCACATGCTTCATCGCTATGCGTATTCGTTCAACACACTGAGCCCAATCGTTGCGGCGGCGGGATTCGTGGGACTCACGGAATGCGAAACATTCTTTCATCCTGCTGGGAGAGAGTTCAGGGATTTTCGGCTAGAGGCAATCAAACCCTGAGATGAGTGAATAGCTTTTGTTCGGCTTCCTCTCTGGCTCGAACAGCTTCTTCAAATGAAGTAAACCATCCTAAATGGATTTCCCTGAGATGATGTTTGATCCAGTAACTTCTTGGAGAACGTTCCATCCCGACACGTTTCCCGATAGCGCATTTTGGACGGCTAATGCGCCAAGTCATGATCCCCGTATCGGGATCGTAGAACACAACTTCGCGGATTCTTTCTGCTGTAAGATTGCGAACAGCCATGACGCGCTCCAGACGCTGATTGGTGAGGGGCCGGTCGCGCGATTTGCAGTCGCCGCCGGCCTCGCTATTTTAGCACTGGAGGCGACATGATTGCCCGCGTCTGGATCGGCTATGATCCCAAAGAGCACGATGCCTATCGCGTGGCCGAACATTCTCTGCGCAAGCATGCGAGCTGCCCAGTCGAAGTCATCCCACTCGATCTGGACAAACTCAGAAAATGGCAATTGCTATGGCGCCGCTTCGAGGTCCGCGAGGGCATTACGTGGGACATCCTATCTAAAGCACCGATGTCGTCGACATTCGCGCTTACACGCTTCTTTGTGCCGATCCTCGCGCATTCGGGCTGGGGCCTATTTCTAGACTGCGATGTCATTGTGCAATCGGACATCGCAAAACTATTCGCGCTCGCCGACGACCGCTATGCCGTCATGTGCGTGAAGCATCCGGAGCTTGATTCGTCGTCGGTGAAAATGGTCGGGGCCCTGCAGACGTCGTATCCGAAAAAGAACTGGAGCAGCGTCGTGCTCTATAACGCCGACCATACGGCTAACCGTCGTCTGACACTCGGTGTCTTGAACAATACGCCGGGTCGCGATCTGCACGCCTTCCGTTGGCTACACGATGAGGAGATCGGAGAGCTACCCGATTCTTGGAACTGGCTATGCGGCGTGCGCGAGAAGCCAGATCGGGTCGACATCGCTCATTTAACGCTCGGATCGTGCTGGCTCAAAGGCTGGAAGGGTGGGCCATATGATGACATGTGGCTTGAGGCTGCTCGGGATGCGGGTGTTAGATAATGCAATGCTGGGCCTATTACGTTAGACTCCCGCGCGACCGCCGGGAGGCGGCAACTTGAGAGGGCGGGCTCCCCGATGACGCAGGCAGCTGAAAGGTGATCCGCGGCCGCCTCCAAGTCACCGTTGAGCCTGAGGTCGAGCCCGTCTCCCTCGATGAAATCTATTCCTGGCTGCGCCTCGATCCCGAGGGTTCCCCTCCGACTCACCCCGACGAGGCCATGCTCCGCTCGCTCATCAAAGCTGGGCGGCAATACGTCGAGAAATCGACGCGGCGCTCGCTGGTGGCGCAGACGATCCTGTACTCGATCATCGACCAAGATCCCTATCCCGGCGCGCCTGAGGGCGTAATGGGCTGGTTCTCTGGCTGTTATTATCTGCCGCCGGTGAATCTTCCGGGGCCATCTGGCTGGAATCGCATCGAGCTGTTCCGGCCTCCGGTCATCGGCGTCCTCTCCGTTTCGTCGATCGATGCCGACGGAAATCCGGTCGTCATGGCTCCGGCGTCCTATCGCCTCGTCAATTCTGGCACGCAGGTCGCGTTCATCGAATCGATAGGTGATGCGGCATGGCCGCAATCAGGTGTCGCGGGACGAGGACTGCAAATCCTTTACCGCGCCGGCTACGAAGGCACCGGTTCACCGCCGGACCTGACCGATGGCATTCCAGAGGACATCAAGACAGCCATCAAACTATGGGTGCAGCGCATGTATGATCCTCTCGCGAAAGATCAATCCGATGTCTACGACGAGGCCATCAAGAACATTTTGACCGGCTACCAGGTCTATTCGTTCTGACCGCCGATGAGTATCCGCGCCAACGTTCCCGCGCAACGCCTCGATCAGCGCATCACATTTCAGCGCAAGGTCAACGGCACGCAGAATCCCGTCAATGGCGAGATACCGGTGTCGTGGCAGGACGTCATTACATGCTGGGGCTGCGTCGATGCCATCCGCGCGAACGAGCGCCACATCTCCGACCAGATCGAGGCCGAGGGCGATTACACGGTATGGGTACGCTGGCGCGGCGATCTCGACGCGAACATGCGCATCGTCTGGCGGGGCACGCCGCTCGATATCAAGAGCATTCCGGATCAGCAGCGGCGCGGGCGCTGGCTCGCGATCTTCTGCGAGTCCGGATTGAATCAAGGCTAGCGCGATGACGACCGTCCCCATCAAGGGATTGGACGACCTTGGCCGCGCGCTCAAGGAGTTCCCTGAGGTCATCGGCAAGAAATATCTGCGCCGCGGAACCTATCAGGCAGCGCGGACGATCGCCGACGACGCAGTAATACGTGCGGCGGGAGCTCCGTTGTACGCCCAGGCCATGGAGCAGATCTCCAAGAACATTGCGGTTTTTGCGCGACGCAACCCGGACCCCAGCACCGCGCACTACGCCGTTGGCGTCCGCCGCGTAAAGCTGTCGAAGCGCCTAAAACGCGTTCTGCGCGTATTGCGTAATACCGGGCAAGCCGGTCAGCTTGAGAATGACACTTTCTTCTGGCATTGGTATGAGTTCGGGACGACCGAACGGCGCACGACGAAGGGCGAGAACCGAGGCAAGATCATTGCACAGCCATATCTTCGTCCAGCGTTTGAGGCGAAGAAAAACGAGGCGATCGAGGCCTTCAAGAAGTCGCTGGCGCAGGATGTCGAAGCCGCCGCGCGCGAGGTACGCCGATGACGCCGCCAATCGTCTCGCTGCTGGTGGCTTCGAGCGCTGTGACGGCGATCATCGGTGCGAATCCTTCGCGGATATTCCCCGACGAGGCGATTCAAGCCGCAACGCCGCCTTACATTGTCTGGTCGACGACCGTCGGGAGCGCCTACAACCTCATGGATGCGCCGCCGCCCGCCGATCATGTGCGCACCACGCTGCAGATCTATGCGATGTCCGCGACCGAGCGAGATGCGCTCTACGAGGCCGCGCGCGCAGCGCTGGAGGCCAACGGCTATCTGGCGTCGCTGAACTTTAGCGGCTACGATCCGGATACGAAGCGTTACACGGTTTCATTCGACTGGAACTTTATTTTGCAGCACGGCAGCTAAACGCCGATTTCACCCTGGGCACGCCGAGAGGCGCCCCGACCCGGTCGCAGGCAAGCGCCGGTCCCCATTAGAGGGAGGGAGTCCGGAGAGCCCCGCTTCATAGCGGGGCTTTCCTCAAAGGATGCCGGGTCCAGCTGGCCCGACAAACGACCGTCGAGAGGACGGCCGTCGCACCGCCGAGAGGCGCTTGCTTTCCCATCGATGGAGTCAAAACATGGCTACGAAATTCACCCCCACCCAGGGAATGAAGCTGTATTTTTCGGACGACAGCGGCTCGCCGATTGTCGTGGCGAAAGTCGACCAGGCTACCGGCGTCACGGGCCTTGGCGGCAAGAAAAAGAAGATCGATATCACGAATCAAGACTCGGTGAAATACACCGAGAACGCCGGCGGCCTGATCGATTCCGGCGAAGCCTCGTTCACCCTGATCTGGGATTTCACGAACGCCAATCAGGTGCTCGTCCAGAGCCTCACCGAGTCCAGCAACAACCGCGCATTCTTTCTCGCATCCAGCGACAACACCACGCTGCCAACCTACGACGCGGTCAATGCGAAGCTCGCGCCGCCGGTCTCGGGCGGATTCATCACACGCTCAGGGTTTGGCTTCATCGGCTATTTCTCCATGTTTCAGGCGGATGCGCCGGTCGACGACGTCATCAAGGTGCAGGCGGGCGTGCAGCTCTCCGGCGCCATCACGACGTACGTCAAGGGCAAGGCGTATCCGTAAACCATCTGATGCGGGGCATCACCAGTTCGCAGGCGGCGTGACCGGGCGCGTTTGCCCCCGCAGCGTGCCGCTCCTACGGCACGCCGTCCTGCGATCTCTTTCTAGGAGCAAGAGATGAATCTTCCTTTGATCGAACAAATGGTCGCGGCGGCGGGCCCCGACATCGTCGAAGTGCCGATCGAGTTCAAGGGCGTGGCCGGCGACGTCGCCGGCAACGTTCGTGTGCGCCGCCTCAGTTTCAAGGAGGCCAACGAAGTCTTCGTCGGCATCCTGAGTGGCAACGAGATCGATCCGCGCAAGGTCGCGATGAGTCAGATTGCGGTCATCTCGAAATGCATTGTTGACGAGAACGGCAAAGCCGTATACGGCAAACCGGATATCGAGGCGTGGCCTGCGCCGGTCATTCTGGCCGTGTATGAGGCTTGCCAGAAGGTCAATGGCGTGACGAAGAAAAATGCGGAGGAGGCCGAGGGAAAATCGCCGGCGACGTCTTCCTCCGATTCCGACACGAGCTCGCCCGCGAACTCGGAGGAATGACGGTCGCCGAAATGGAGATGCGCATGAGCGTTGGCGAGATGTTGGATTGGTTTGCGTTCAAGAAGATGGAGCAGCGCGAGGCCGAGCGCCATCGCAAGAAGATTTCTTCGCCGATCAATCCGTTTCCAGAAGGCACGCCCGAAGCAGAATTTTTCGACGCCTCGCACACGACCGACTAAAGGCATAGGCAATGGCAAATTCGCTCGGCCAAGTCTCAATCGACGTACTCGCCAACATCGCGAATATGGTGAGTGACCTCGGCCGAGCGCAGCAAGAGAACGCAAAAGCTGCACGTGCGATGCAGAAACAGTGGGATGATTTCGGGCGCGGCGTCAAGGACACATTGGGGAATATCGCGGGGGCGCTCGGGCTCGCTTTCTCGGTCGATAAATTCGTCGAGATGGGACGCGCATCGATTGAACTCGGCGATCAGCTGAATAAGATGTCACAAAAGATTGGGGTGAGCGTCGAGAATTTGTCGGCGTTGCGTGCTCAAGCCCAGCTGTCGGATGTGGGGCTCGAGGATTTTGGCGCGTCCATGGCAAAACTGGCACGCACGGCAACGGAAGCCGCGGCTGGTTCCAAGCAACAGGCTGCTGCGTTCCAATCGATGGGTGTCAGCGTCACCGACGTTACCGGGCGCATGCGTCCGATGCAACAGATTCTGCAGGACGTTGCTGGAAAATTCGCAGGCTATGCTGACAGCGCATCTAAGACGGCGCTCGCGCAGCAGTTATTCGGCAAATCCGGAGCCCAGCTCATCCCGCTGTTGAATGAACTCGGCGAGAAAGGATTCGCGGAGGTCGTCAAGCAAGCCGAGGCGTATAACCAAGTCATCGGAGGCGAACAAGCCAAGCAGTCCGAGGAGTTCAAGGATAACCTCACGAAGCTGGAGCAAGCAGCGTCCGGATTCGCGAACGCGGTCATGAAGGAATTGCTGCCCTCGCTGGTCTCGCTGACCGGCGATATGGATGAGGCAGCAAAGACGAACGATCGCTATTCATCGAGCGCATCGGGCGTCGTCACGATCATCAAGGCAATGATCCTGGCGTTCGGCGCGATCAAGGAGGCGTTGTCGACGGCGGTCACCATCCTTATTGGATTTTACGATGCCGTCGCCTCATCGTTCTCGGCTGCGGGTCAAATCGTGGCGGCATGGGCGACGGCGACAAAGGAACGCATCAAGGCCGCCTTCACTCTGGATGGCGACGCCTTCTCCAAGGCCGGCGATCAATACGCCGCGCAGCTCGCGAAGATTGGCACTTCGGTTGCGGCGCGCTTCAAGAGCATTTCGTCGAACATCACCAGCGCGTCCGCGAGCTCGATCGATGGCGTCGTCAAGCAATACCAGAAACTGTTCGGCGCGTTCTCAAATGTCGCCTCCGGATTCGACACGACAGCGAAAAAGGCACGCGACGGGAAGGCGCCCATTGTCGATGCCGGCAATGCGGCCGATAAAACGGCACAGCAAGCACTGGCGCTCGCGCAGGCCTGGGACAAGGTCAATAATGACCTCGATACTTTGGCCGGTAAGCTCGGCGGCCCTGCCGCACAAGCTCAGGCTGATTACTCGAAGGGCTTGCGCCAGCTTGAGACGGACATGGAAGCGCTCGCGATTGCGGGCGGTAATGTCGCCGACATCATTCCGTTGTGGCAACACGGCGAGGAAATGCTCGCGCAAATCCTTCAGCAGACGAGCGACAAGATCAAGGCACAGCAGGACATCGTCGGCAATCTCGCGCAGGAATATGCCAACGATGAACGCCTGGTCGGTCTTAGCGGAGATGCGCACAAAACGATGGAGGAGATCATCAAGGCCGAGACCGAAGCGCGCTCGCTCTATGAGCAGCATCTTCGCGATACGCCGGCCTTGACGGAGCAGGAAGTCGCTTCCATCAAGCGTCTTTCGGAAGCGCATCTCGAATACGAACATACAGTCGAGAACTCGAAAAAGGTTCAAGAAGACTGGGTCAATATATGGAAGACGGGATTCGATCAGCTCGCCGATGACATCGGCAAATTCTTCACGGGTCAAATCGATAGCTGGTCTAGCTTTGGTGACGAGCTCGTCAACATCGCCAAACAGATTGTCGCCTCGATCATCTCGCAGTTCGTCAAGCTCTCGATCATCAATCCGATCATGAACTCCATCTTCGGTTCGGCGGCCGGAGGTACGGGCGGCGGCTTGTTGCCGACGATGAATAGCATTGCCGGCGGCATGTTCTCGGGCGGTGGGGCGAATACGGCGTCTTCGGGTGGCTATACGCAAAGCTCGACCGGAGATTTTTCCTTCATCTCCATGGGCCGTCAGTTATGGCAGGGCTTCCAGGGCGGCTATTCGAGCTTCTTCAGCGGTGCGGATGCCTACACGATGGGACCGCCGACCGTGGGCGGCTCGACTAGCTCGTACTACGGCGGCGGTTATACGAGCGGCTTCGGACAAGCGCTCGGCATTGCCGGCGGCGTCTATGCCGGATACAACCGCTATCAACAGAGCGGCGGCGGCATTGGCGGCGTCGCGGGTGGGCTTGCGTACGGATATGGCACCTATGCCGCCGGCGCGGGCCTTGCGACGGTTGCGGCGACCGGCTCGCTCTCAGCCGGGCTTGCAGCAATTCCTGTGGTGGGCTGGATCGCGATTGCCGCGATGCTCGTCGACATGATCAGCGGCGGCAAGCTGTTCGGAACGAAGGGCAAGTTCAATTTCGGCGAGCAGGCGATCAATATCGGGCCGCAAGGTGCGACCGTTACGGCCGGATACGATCTGAAGGGTCAGAAGCCCCTGTTCGGCGGGAGCACTCACAGCTGGCAGACACTGACGCCTGACCAAGCCTCGATCGATGCCGCAAACCAATTCTTTGAATCCCTGAAATCGCAGACAGAGGACTTCGCGAAACAGTTCGGCGTCACGATGGGAGACGTCGTCGGCGGTCAGTTCATCGCGACCTTCGACAAGAAAGGCAATGTCACGAAGACCGAGTCGACGGTCCTTGGCAAGACATACAGTGAGGATCAGCAAGCATTCCAGACTCGGCTCGCGGCCGAGAACATGATTGCGGTGCTGAACCAGATCGACAAAGGGCTCAGTGACGCCGTCGAACAGTATCGGCAGAGCGCCGATCAGTTGATGGCCGTCACGCAAGCGCTCGCTGGCGCCGAAGCCTATATCCAACAAGGTGGCAGTTTCCTCGCGCTCGGTACCGATCAATCCCTGACGGCGCTCCTGAAGCTCGCGCAGGGGGCGCAGCAGTTCGGCGAATCGATCGATCAGACGATTCAACGGCTCGAACAGGCACAGGCGCAATACGATCAATTCGTTGGGCAGTTCAAGCCGCAGCCGACGTTCGCCTCGAATTTCCAGCAAGTCCTGGCCGGCATCGATACACAGCTGCAACAAAACATCGCTCAGGCGAATGCCTATGCGCGCGCGGCGGGTGCCGAGGGTGCCGCTACTCAGGACTTGGCGAATATTCACGCCTACGCCGCGCAGCAATTCGCGGCCGCCGTCGCACAATTGAAGGCGGCATCGAACTCGCTCGCGGCGAGCCTCGGCTACGCGCTGCCGAACAATATCGACGACATCAATAACGAGATTGCCGCGCTCGAAGGAAAGGCGAACTCCGGCGGCCGCGCGATCGGCGGATTCGGTAACGCGATGACGACGGCCGCGCAGCGCGCGACCGACGCGATGAATCTCTTGCTCGGCGATCTCTCGCCGCTGAACGATCAGCAGAAGCTGCAGCAGGCCCTAGCAGGTTTGCGCGCGGGCACGGTCAGTCAGCAGCAGGTGCTCGAAATCGGTCGGCGCCTCTATGCGACCGGCAGCGATTATGCTGCGCTCTTCGCACAGGTACAGGCGATCGGCGATCATACCGGCGGCCGCCCCGGCGGAGGTGCCTCGGGCGGCGGCGGAGGGGGCGGTCTCAGCGCCGCCGATCAGCAGCGGCTACACGATCTGCAGGAACGCCGTACGCAGTTGCAAGAAGCGCAGCGGCACGCCGATTCGTTGCAGCTCGCGCAGAACGTCGCCGATATCGTCTCTGCGACCGGCGAGACCATCGATCAGGCGCTCGCCGATCTCGGCATCGACAATAAGGGCTTGCAGCAATTCATTCAGGACTTGGGCCTCAAGGACAAGGCAGGCTTCGATGCCTTCATCGAGAGTCTCGAAAAGCAGACGGATAGCGCGGGCGACAATACACGCGATATCGCCGGACGCTTGGACACAACGAACGAACTCCTGACCGAAATCCGCGACGGCCTGAATCCCGGCGGTCATTCGACGCATGGGACGCCCAATGCCGACGATGCTATCGCGCGCGATCCGACAGGGCACGGCGGACATGCGCGCCCGGGCGCTGCTGGCGCTACCTCACAAGATGTCCAGGAAAATACTCAGCAAATCAGAGACCTCAATCGGAATCTGCGCGATCGCAGCGGCGCGGGCTCGCGCACCACGCGCGGTAATAATCCAGCCCTCCCGGCCCGGGTGCGCTAATGCCTGGGCAAGTCCGCTCAGTCCTCCTCGCCGACATTGATCTCGGGACACCGCGCTCAGATTCGCTCCGGCTGTCTGTTGATCTGCCTTCAGGGGTCAAGGGAACGGCCTATGCGGGGCTCCTGAGTGCGTCCGGTGGGGTGGCCCCCTATACATACCTCATCACTTCGGGATCGCTTCCTACGGGCCTCTCGCTCAATGCAGGCACCGGCGCCATTACCGGCACGCCGACCGTCCTGGGCGACTTCGAGTTCACCGCGGCCGTCGTCGACAGCAATGGCTCGCCCGGGGACACCGACTCGAAGGTCGTCTCAATCAAGGTCACCTTAGGGGGTGCGTTTTCCGGACAGTTGGCGCCGGGCGAAGTCGGGATCGCCTATTCCTCGGGCCTCTCGGCCTCGGGCGGCGTTCCGCCCTATGTCTGGGCCGTCAGCTCGGGCTCGCTGCCGACGTCGCTGTCGATCAATGCGTCGACGGGTCTCGTCACGGGAACGCCGACTGTCGCGGGTACCTTCAACTTCACTGTGACTGCGACCGACAGCAACGGTGATCCGCAGGATTACCCGACCTCGATCACGATCGCGGCGGCCGTCGATCTCCAGAGCTCGACCTTTCCGGCCGGCATCGTAGGTGTCGTCTATAGCGCAGGACCAACCACACTTGGCGGCGTTGCGCCCTTCTCGTACGCGATCACGAGCGGCACAATCCCGACGGGCCTGACGTTCTCAAGCGCGAGCGGCTTCATTTCCGGGACCTGCACGGCGGCCGGCACTTATGCGTTCGATCTCACCGTCACGGATATTCTCGGGGGCACCGACACCTATTCGGCGAGCGTCGTTTTCTCGGATGCCAGCGCGAGCGGACAAGTCGCGATCCAGTTCGAGGATGAGGGCATTGCGCTCGGCACTGCCGGGACGGTGGATGAAGTCAATTTCGTCGGGGCCGGCGTTACAGCGGCGCGCGCTGGCGACAAGGTCACCGTCACGATTGCGGGGGGCGGAAGTGGCACCGTTACCAGTGTCGGACTTGCCCTCCCGGGGTCCGTGTTTACTATTTCTGGCTCGCCCGTCACTGGCTCAGGCACGCTGACGGGCGCTTTCATCAATCAAAGTGCGAATACTGTTTTCGCAGGTCCGACAACGGGGTCTGCGGCGGCGCCGGCATTCCGCGCCCTGGTCGCCGCCGATATACCCTCGCTGTCGTATCAAGCGCCCATACAGATTCAGGACGAAGGCGTCAATAAAGGCACGGCGGGACAGGCATCGACATACAACTTCGTGGGTGCCGGCGTTGTTGCAGCGGTAGCGGGCACCACGACCACTATCACGATCGCTGGCGCATCGATCAACGTTGCGGGTCTCTTCGGGACCGGCAGCGATGGCGATCTGGTGCTTGACGGGTCGACCGCAGCCACGGGCATGAATCGAACGGGCGATCAGTATGCCCCGACCCGACCGATCTTTGCGCATAACATCACGATCAGCAATACCGCTTTTCTGCTCGCGGCGGGCTATCCGATTTCGTGCTCGGGCACGCTGACGATTACGAGCTCGGCGGCGCCCCCGATCCGCACTGATGGCAATAACGGCACGAATGCGAGCGGGACAGGTGGCGCATCGGGAGGATCGTCGTATACCGCAAGCTATCTCGGTTCTAGCCTTACGGGTGGCGCGGGTCAAAACGGCGGTGCGACGACCGGGACCACAGGTTCAGCCGGAGGTAATGGAAATAAGCCCCGCAACGGGGGTGGAGGTGGCGCCAGCGGACGAGGAGGCGCAGGAACGTCCGGGGCTGGCGGCGGGGCCGGCGCAGCCGGCAATCAATCCGCTACGTATTTTCCGCAGGAAACGCTCTATCCGGTGTTCTGGGGGGTTACGTCGTCCCCAGCATGGGCGCAGATCGCCGGTGGAGGCAATGGCGGCGGTGGCGCGGGCGGCGGAGGCGATGGTACGGCCGGAGGGGGAGGCGGAGGCGGAGGTCCGGGCGGCGGCGTCATGGCGCTGTTCGTGCGCTACATCCTCTGCAATAGCACGCAGACGATCATCGGTGTCAACGGCTTCAACGGCGGCAATGGATTTACGCCAGTAGCCGGTAATCGCGGCGGCGGTGGCGGTGGCGGTGGTGGCGGCGGCGGTTGGCTCTTCGTCGTCTACGAGGCGCTGACCGGATCCGGTGTTCTGACCGTCACCGCAAACGGTGGCAACGGAGGAACCGGCGGGAACGCAAGCGGTACGGGGACGGCGGGCTCTGGCGGTGGCGGTGGTGCGGGAGGACTCATCAATTCTTATTCCACGCTCACGGGTGTTTTCACTACGGTCAAGAGCGCAGCGAACTTTGTGGGTCTCGCCGCCGCTGGCGCTGGCGTGACGACGGGCGTTACGGGTGAGGCGGTTTCTCTGGTGCTGACATGACGACGAAGACCTATGCCGTTCTCGACCCGCATGCCGTCGGCCCCGATATGGCGATCGAAGCCGGCGGCACGATTGCGACATGTCTAGTCAGCGGCGATGACAATCAGCGCTTGATTCGCTTCACCGAAGGATTCTCATCGGGACTGCATTACTTCGAGTGCACGTTCTATGGTGAAGGCGATCTGCCTGGCAAAGTCGCCGTCGGCATCGTCACGGCCGCGCATCCACTGAATCAATATGTCGGTCAGGACGCGAGCGGTGTCGGATATCTCGCGGGCGATGGCAATGTCGAGAGTGGCGCTACGCCGGTTGCGACATGCGATGCGACAGCTAAGGAGGTCGTCATAGGTGTTCTCGTCGATGGGGACGCCGACACGGTGACCTTCTTCAGCGGCAATACCGTCATTGCCTCAGTCGCAATACCGAGCGGCCAGACATGGTACGGCGCGGTGAGCTGCGGTTGCACAATCGCTTTCGACACGAACGCCTATATTGTCACGGGTGCTGTTGCGTTCGCCTATCCACAACCGAATGCGCCGGCATGGTTCACCGAGACCAGCGGCAGCGGCACGCTTCACTTGAGTGCGCGCACCGGCTTTCTTACATCATTGAGCGATACGCCGGCCAATATTGGTTACATGCCCGATATCCTCGACGACACCACGTTTTCGATCAGCCGCAAGGTCGGTGTCTGGGTATGGTCGGACCAGAACTTTTCCGCGAACTATGCGTCGCTCCCGGCCGACAACAACGACGGGCGCTATGATTTCGTGCTCGATGCCGATGCGCGCAATGGGAAGGTGACGTGTCGTCTCGTTCCTTATAACGGAACCTTCGCCGATTCCTTCGTGGTAGGCACCCCGATCATCGATAGCGTCAAGACAGACGGCGAGTCAAAGCTCAGGCTCTCGCTGAAAGATGCGATCTCGGCAATCCAGCGCCCGCTGCAGACGCGCATCTTCCCGCCGTACCTCAATGCGGGCGCGGCGGGACGTCCTCTGCCAATTGTACTTGGCGCCGTGCGCAACGTGGAGCCGACGCTCATCAAGGAGCAAGAAGACGGCCGCTTTCTTTACCAGATCAGCGATCAGGCAATCACCAACATTGGCGTGCTGCGCGATCAAGGCGATCCGCTGGACCCCAACGGGACGCCGCCGGATTACACACCGACGAACGATTTCACGGGACTGCTGACGCAGGTCGAGCCCGCGGGAAAGCTGACCGGTGATTTCTCGAATGTCGGGGCGCAATATCAGATTCCAGGTGTTGATGACGTGCTTGCCGATGCGGGCCTGTTTACGATCTGGACAAATCCCAGCAATCCGCCGGACGGATGGAGCACGAGCGGCAGCGGAACCATTACGCGCGAAGGCACCAGCGGTGGCTGGCCGCAGAATTATGTCGCGCGTCTTTCGACGACGGACCCGTGGTCGCCAGCGGACTCGAAGTTCGGGAAGGTCATCGATTGGCCGTCTACGATTCTGAAAGCTGGACGAACGTATAACATCACGCTAAAGATTTTCGCGGCATCTGGCACGCTGCCCGACGTCCTCGGCATCGGTTATTTCTTCGGTCTGCGTGTTCTATCGGCGCTAGACAATGCGCCGTCATCCTCGATCACGCCCTATAACCAG